AAGAATTTATCGCCGCCGGTGATGCTTACGGCATTGTCTACGTCGGCACCCCGCATAAATAAGGAGTAACCCATGCCCCTATCCAGTAACAGCCAGTTTGGCGTTGTCCCGCTGACGCAGGCCATCAACCGCCTGCCGGTCACGCCGACCATCATCCGCAGCCTCGGCATCTTTGCACCCAAACCGCTCACGACCACCTATGTGCGCGTGGAAAACAAAAACGGCGCACTGCGCTTGGTCAAAGCCGTGCCGCGCAATGCCGCCGGCGAGCCGCCCGCCCGCGAGACGCGCAACATTGAAAATTTCGACATGTTGCACCTGCCGCGTGCCGATGTGGTGATGGCGGATGACGTGCAGAACGTGCGCGAGTTTGGCGGCGAAAAAACAACTACGGTTGCCAAAGTCGTTAACGACAAATTAGCCAGCATGAAAGCCGATATTGAGATGACGCGCGAGCACCTGATGCTCGGCGCGCTGCAAGGCAAAATCATGAACGCAGACGGCACGAGCGAGCTGCTCGACATCTACAACCGCTTTGGCTTTACCCGCCAGGCGCACGTTTGGGATTTGGGTACGCAGACCACCAAAGTCGGCGAGAAAATCGACGAGACCATGACCGCGCTCAAGAGAAACCTGAACGGCGAAGCGGTCAATGGCTGGATTTGCCTGTGCAGCCCCGCCTTCATGCGTGCGCTGGTCTATCACGACAAAATCGTGCGCATCTACGAACGCTACGAGCAAGCGAAGGTGTACCGCGAGGGCGAGACTTGGGTGGATTTCATGCACAAAAACATCAAATTCATCCAGTACGACCACGACTTTGGCAACGGCATGAAAATTGCCGACGGCGAAGCCATCCTGCTGCCAGCCGGTAGCCGCACCACCTTTGCCGAATTTTTCGCGCCCGCCAACTACAACGAGACGGTGAACACGATGGCGCAGCCCTACTACGCCAAGCGGGTGGCAATGAAATTCGACAAAGGCTGGGACTTGGAGGCGCAGAGCAACCCGCTGCCGCTGGTACTGCGCCCCGAACTGGTGGCGACCATTAAGGTGGCATAAACCATGATTAGCCAGACCGACTTGGTTGAGCGCTTTGGCGAGGAGGAAATCGCCCGCCTCTCCGACCACGACGAATACCGCACGATAAACGCGGCGGTGGTGGCAAAAGCGATTGCTGATGCAGAAGCAGAAGTAAACAGCTACCTCGCCCCGGTCGGTCTGGTGGGCATTACCCCGCCGAAGGCGCTGGTACTTAAAGCCTGCGATATCGCCCGCTACTACCTGCACGAGGACGGCGCGACCGAAATCGTGCGCGAGCGTTACAAGCAGGCCATCGTTTGGTTGAAAGAGGTGATGAAAAACCCGTCCATGCTGACCGGTATGGGCGACACCACTCCAAAACAGCCGGTGAGCGCCATTGCGGTGCGCCCCAACGTCCTGCCAAAACGGCCGTGGGCGGATGAGTGATGCAACTCGTTGTTAGCGACCAACTGCCACAGCTGTCTGCCAATCTGCATGCCTTGCAGACGCGCCTTGGTGGTGATCTGACGCCGCTGATGGATGCCATCGGCCTGCTCCTCGAAAACAGTACGCGCGAGCGTTTTGAGACCAAGCGCGACCCGGAAGGGGTGTCATGGGGGCAACTGAATCCGAAAACCCTTGAGCGCAAGCAAAACAAGAGCGGCAGTATCCGTGGCGGCATCCTCGTTGACCACGGCGACCTGCGTAAATCCATTACCTACTTTGCCAGCACGCAGAGCGTAGCGGTGGGGACTGATCGCCACTATGGCCAGTACCACCAGAGCGGCACCGTACACATGCCGGCGCGCCGTTTTTTGGGGCTGTCCGCTGAAGACAAAACAGGAATCGACAAACTCGTGCAGCAATTTTTGGAGGACGTACTGTGAAACCCGCTTGGCATGACAACATTCTCGCCTGCTATCCGGCACTTTTGGCACGCATTGAAAGCGTGCCGGGAGTGAAAAAAGTCTACGAGGCACAGGAAATGGGTGCCCTTGGCGACGACCGCGCGGTGATGCCGGTAGATGGTGCGGTGTACGTCATCCTTGACGGATTCACCCCGACTACAACCGCATCAGCACGTGAACAAACCATAGAAGTCGGCTTCTCGGTCATCCTCGCCAAGCGGGTCTATAACCCTAACCGCAATCCCTACCGCGAAGACGGACTTGGCGAGACTTATACCGCCATCGCCCGCGCCTTACAGGGTTTTGACCCGCAAGACGCTGACGGGCGAGCACTCACCACAAAACCCTTTACTCAACGCAGCGCCCTGCCTATCGCCTACCGCGACGGCTATGCCTTATTTCCGCTGCGATTTAGCACGGCGGTGGCCATCACCGCCGACACACCTTAACCCTTACCGGAGCACACCATGTCCTTACGCGGCAAAAAATACTCAGGCGACCTCTACGGGCGCAAATTTGGCTCAACCGACCCCGCGGTCAAACTGGGCAACCTCACCAGTTTGACCTTTGAAAAAAGCAGCGACACCGAGGAGCTGCAATCGACTGGCAAAAACGATTACGGACAAGCGATTGAATCGGTCACCAAGCCGGGCGTCACCAAAATCAAAATGGAATTTAATACCTTCGACAAGTCGGCAATGGCGCGGGCACTGATGGGCGAGGCGGTGGATCTTACGACCACACCGAAAACCGTCACCGATGAAGCGCTGGTAGCGACCGTTGGGCAGTGGCTGAAACTGGCCGAACAGGATATTGACCCAGCTGGTATCACCTTGAAAGCAGGTGCAGGCGGCACCGCTGTCCCCGCCGAACATTTTGAGGTCAATGCCCGCCTCGGCATGGTGCGCCTCATTGCAGGCAAGACCACGGTGCAGGACAAAGACCCGCTGAAAATCAGCTACAAGACCAAAGGCAGCAAGGGGTTTGCCATTGATGCCGACACCGTACAGCGGTTTGACATGGAATTGTATCTGGACGGACGCGACCGCATCACCGGCGAGGAGGGCATCCTCAACATTTGGCATGCTGCGTTGCAATCCGACGGCAACCTTGACTGGCTCTCTGACGACTGGTGGAAAAACGGCGTTTCCGGTACCGCGCTCAAACCGGCGGACAAGCCCAGCCCGTACCGCTTCACTCAATTTACCGAATAAAAAATAACCACACATTCAGTATTCATCAGGTGGTTCTCTACTGACCGCAAGCGCGACAAGCCGTGAGTGTCGCGTGCCATGAAACAACCACGGCAGCCCGCCACGACCGTTCTGATCCTTCCGGCGGGGGCGGGTACTTTTATATTTGCGTATCAAATGATGCGAAAAATGGGTGACAAAATGATTTGTGCCTCATTCGCGCATGACAACGCCCAGATGAAGGGACACAACTAACTGCAAAACCGGCTAAACCAGACAATAACCCCGTTTAATACGGGGTTTTATTGTGTCCAGATTATCTGCCGAATTACTGATTAGCGCGGGCGTCGAGGGATTGCCGCACCTTGAACGTCTCATTGAGCGTATTGAAGATGCAGGCGGCGAAACCGGGCAACTGCGTGACGCCACCGAGCAGCTGCGACGTGAATGGAGCAACCTCGACAGTACCCAACAGGCCAGCCGTCTACGCGACCTCGCCGAAGCTGCCAATCAGGGCGCCAAGGATATGGGCATATTGGGGCAGCGGGTGCATGACGCCAAAGATGAGCTGGATGCTATCAGTCGCGCCAAAATCACTCTCGGCCTTGCCAATGACGAGGCCGTAAAAAAACGCATTGAAGAAGTCGTTGCCGCCTACAAAACTCTGCAAGAGCAGGGGGACATCACGCAGGAAGAACTGGCACGTGCAGCCGAACTGCACCGTGCCCAGCTCGCCGACTTGGAGCGCCAGCTCGGCAGCGTCAGCCATGAACTCTCGGCGTTGGAAGGCGCGCGGGTTACTATCGGCCTCGACGCCGACGACCGGGCGCGCCAAGAAATTGCGCAACTTGACCACGCATTGGAGCAGCTGCGCGAGAGCGGTACGCTTACCGAAGAAGAACTGGCACGTGCGACAGCACTGCATGGCGAGCGAGTCGCTGAACTGCGTGGTGAGCTGGGAGAAGTCGGAAAGACGGCGCAAGACAGCGCCGGACGGCTCGGCGAGATGGTAGCTGGTCTGAAAGACATTGTCGCCGCTGGGGGTGGTTTGGCAGGCGTGGTGCACGAGGCGGTGCAGTTTGAGGCGGCGATGGCCGCAGTCAAAAAAGCGGTGGATGCCACGCCGGAAGCAATGGCGCAGCTCTCCTCGCAGGTCAAGGAGCTGGCGATTGAACTCGGCATGGTGCCGGAAGCCGTCGCTGAAATCACCGCTGCCGGTGGTCGCCTCGGCGTCGCCTTTGAGGACCTGCCAGAATTTACGCGCCTTGCCGGACAAATGGCGGTCGCGTTTGACATGAGTGCTGATGCTGCCGGGGATGCCGCCGCAAAAATTGCCAACGTATTCCAGATTCCGCTGGCTTCGGTGCGCGAGCTGGGCGATGCCATCAACGTCCTCGGCAACAATACCGCAGCGCGTGAAGGAGAAATCGTTGAAGCGCTGACCCGCATCGGCGGTAGCGCTAAACAGTTTGGCCTTGCTACCGAACAGACCGCTGCTCTCGCAGCCTCCTTTATCGCTCTCGGTAAAAGCCCGGAAACCGCCTCGACGGCCATTAATGCGTTACTCAACCGTTTGCAAACCGGTGGGCAGGGCGTCAAATCCTTTGGCGAAGGGCTGGATGATTTGGGGTTGTCTGCCAACCGCCTTGCACAGAGTATTCGCGACAACCCGCAGGCGGCCTTGCGCGAGTTTTTGGGGAGCCTCGAAAAACTCGACAATCAACAGCGCGCCATTACGCTCACCAAGCTCTTTGGGCAGGAGTACGCTGATGATATCTCGCTGATGGTGGGCTCACTCGCCGAGTACGACCGCCAGCTCGGACTTGTCGGCGACAAGACCCGGACGGCAGGCGCGATGCAAAACGAATTTGCCGCGCAGATGGACACTACCGCAAAAAAACTGGAGCAGGCACAAATCGCCATCGGCAACCTCGTCAAAGAGATTGGCGCACAACTGCTGCCGGTGGTTGCTACTTCGGCACAGGGATTTACTGGCATGGCCGAGGCGGTGTTGCAATTTGCACAGACCCACCCGGAAATCACTCGCTTTGTCACGTTGCTCGCTTCCGCTAAGGCGGCATCGATTACTTTTGGCGGTGCCATGCGTGTGCTGGGCGTTGAGGGGGCAACAGCAACCGGTGCGCTCACCGCCGGTTACAGCCGCGCGACTGCCGCGCTCTCCGCTTACCGTGCACAGCTGGCCGCCGCCTCTGCTGCATCCACCGGCATGAATGTGGCGATGCGTGCACAGGCGATTGCAACCGCTGCCACCACAACCGCGCTGCGCGGTGCCGTCGGAGCGCTTGCTGCATTGGTGCGCGCCAACCCGCTGGCCACCGTCATCACCGCCGGCGCCGCCGCCTTTGCGCTGATGAGCGGCAAAGCCGATGCCGCAACTACCAGCCTGCGCAATATGGAGCAGGCAGTCAAGGACGCCAACCAGCAATACCAAGACCTGCAAGCACAGGCTCGGCAAGGTATCCCGCTCAACATTGAGGCGGCTGAGCAGGGATTGCAGGCTGTCGCTGCTGCTGCCGACAAAAGCCGCGATGCCCTGCTGCAAATCCAGCAACAAGGCAAAGGGGCATGGGGCGATCTGGGTGAATCCGTCAAAGACGTGTTGCCGCTTGTTGATAGTCAGAGCGAAAAACTTGCCAAAGTTACCGCCGAGCTGGAGCAGCAGACGGCGCGCGAGCGCGAACTAAAAGACGCCATCGCAAAGCGCCGTGCTGAAATCGAATCCGACAAAGCGATAGAAGAACTCAACAAGCAGAATAAGGCGGCACAGGATGCAGCCAACCAGATTGGTGCCGCCGCCCGTACCACACTGGACAGTCTTGCCAAACTCAGCCAAGGGGCGGCACGACTCACCCGTGAGCAAGTTGATGCGGTCGGTGAATCGCTAAAAACCCTGACCTCTCCCGCCGCCTTTAGCGAAGCGGAAACGTACATCCATCAGCTGCGCGACCAATTCAAAATCACGCACGAGGAGGAGGCGTCGCTGTTGGCCGGTGTCGCCAAGCAAGCACAAGAATTGGGCATTATTACCACACAGGCCGCTGATGGTACTCAATCCGCGGTCAAGCGCACGCGCGACGAAGTAGCGGCTTTGGCCGATGCCTACAAGGCACTGGGTGCTGACGTGCCTGCCGCCTATCGGCAGATGAGTGACGGCGAAAAAGAGGTTACCGACGCGCTGAAAAAAATCACCACACAGACACAAGTATCTGCCACAGAAATGCAGGGACTGTTGCAAAACGCCTTTGCGAAAATCGATACCAGCGAGGGTGTGGCGGCAGTACAGCAAATCTATCAAGAGTGGCGCAAAACCGCGAAGCTGACTGAAGACGAAGCTCTGACGATGAACCAGACTATCGCGCAAGGTGTTGCCGGAGTAGGAACCGGACTCAATGCCGCGTTAAAAACACTCAATCTCTCAGCGCAAGAATACGCCAGCGGTATTAGTGACAAGGCGAGCAAAGCCATTGCAGCCTTTACGGCGGTTGCCCGGGACGCCGGGGATGACATCGACAAACTGGCGCGTGCCTGGGCGGCAATGAGCAGCGCGGCGGGCGGCAGCGCGCAAGAAGTCAAAGCGGCCGAGGCGGCGCTACGGCAGAGCGTTGGCGGTGACCAGGCAAAAGCCGACGCCATCAAGGACATTGCGGATGCCTACAAAGACACCGGCGATGCCGCCGCCAAAGCCCTCGCCGCGCTCAACATCAGCAGCGCCGACCTCGCCCGTGGCCTCTCCACCGGCGTCTCCGAAATGCTTGCCAACTGGCAGACCGGCATGGCCAGCTTGAAAACGAGCGGCGAGCTGACGGCGCAGGCGGTGCAGACCGCCTTTACAAGCAGCCTGTCGAAGCTGTCAAGCGCAGCGGATTTCAAAGCGCTGCACGACGAGATGCAGCGCACCGGCACACTCTCCCGCCTCACAGCCGAGCAAATGCAAATCCTGCGCGCCGGGATGCAGGGCGGGG